TGCTCGCCCTTACCGTAGGCATCGACACCCAGGACAAATGGCTGGCCGTCACCGTGCTGGGCTGGGGCGCGCCAACCCAGGACAACGCCCCCGCCCGCCTGTGGGTGCTGGATTGGGTAGAAATACAGGGCGACACCACCAGCGCCCAGGTGTGGAACGAGCTTGAAGCCTATCTGCACAAGCCGCTGTTCAACAGCTTCGGCCAGCCCATGCGTATCCGCGCCGCCGGCATCGACTCACGCGGCCACCGCTCCGAGCAGGTAAAAGATTTCGTCATGCGTCCCAGCCTGCGCATCCCCGTGTATTCCGTGCAGGGCGCGACAAACCGCATCGGTCGCGCTATCGCCCAGGGCGGCAGCTACCCTAACAAAACCCGCACCGGCAAGGTCATCAAATCCGGCTATTGCGTGTGGAACGTCGGCACCGAGCACTGCAAGGACTTCATCTTCGCCAACCTCGGCGCCGATGGCGAACGCCAGCAAAGCGAACGCGTCTTCAGCTTTCCGCAGGGGCTGGACGATACCTATTTCGACGGCCTACTGTCCGAGGTCTACGACCCCGAAAAAAAGCGCTACATCCCCCGCCTGGGCGCAAAACACAAACGCAACGAGCCGCTGGATACGGCCGTGTATGCCTGGGCAATTGGCCACCACCGCGATGTAAATATTGGCAGGGGCAGGGCAGGGCGGCCAGATCCCAAATACTGGCAGCGGCTGGAAGTCATGCTGGAAAGCGGCACAGTGGTGGAAGTGCAAGCGCCTGTGCCTGCACCAGCACAGCCCGAGCCAGTAGCACGCTCGGTAGAAAACAACACGCACAGCTCACGCCACAACGACTTAATGAATCGAATCAGGGGGAGAAACAGATGAACGGACAGTGCGATATTATCAAGCGATTTATTGAAATCCTCGCCGAAGCACAGCCTGGCATTGGAGAAATTACTACCTGCCGCATCGAGCAGCGGCTGCGGCACGAATTCGCGGGCGAGCGGTTTTATATCCCCAAGCGGGTAGAAAGCCTCAATGTGATTATCGAAGAGCGGTTCACTGGCAACAATACCGACAAAATTGCCTGCGAGCTGCACATCTCCCGCCGCACCGTTTACCGCGCATTAAAAAAACGTCGTGTCGCTGCGCGATGAAATGCCGATCGTGGCCGAATTTATCGACGAATGCCGCAAGGCTTTTGGCACTGAGATGGTCAATACCCAGATCAAGCTCGGCATGCAGGGTGCAGAAACTTTCTATGCCAGCAAAACGGCTATGAAGTCGGCACAAAAATTACCGCGCCCAAGGTATTTATTACTGCTGATAGAATGAGAATATTAAGCAAGGAAGAGTATTTAGAAATAGCCCGACGGAAAAAAACTTGAAAAAAAGGAGCAGTATGAAATTATTTTTAGTAAGCACAGGGTGCTATTCGGACTACAGAATCTGCGGAATCTATACAACCGAAGAAAAGGCCATCGAAGCAAAGGTAATATTCTTGGCTGATCATATTGAAGAAATGGAAGCTGACAGCATCCCGGAACATCCTCCTGGCATGCTGCGATTTGATGTTGAAATGAATAGAGAGGGTGATGTCATTAATGTCCACCGCCGTAGCGTGGAATATTCAATAAATTATGATTGGGTACCATATAGTGATGGTGTAAGAGTGGTTTTTAAAACGTGGGCGAAAGATGAAAAGCATGCCATAAAAATTGCAAACGAGCGCCGGGTTGCGCTATTGGCTACCGATCAATGGACAACCGATTGGAACGTATGGGAAAAGGCATATTCTGGTAACCATATAAAATAAAATAAAAAACGTGACACTTTTGGCATAAATGTCACAACCCATCCGGTAAAACTATGCGCCATACATAAGCCCTCTCCTCAATCCTCTCCCGCAAGCGGGCGAGGAGGCGAACGAGAAGAGCACTTTGTTTTTACGAGGCGCGCATGGCATTTACCCAAACCCAGCTTGATGCAATAGAAACAGCAATCGCCAGCGGCGAACTGCGCATCATGTTTGATGGGCGCGAAGTCATTTATCGTTCAATCGACGACCTGCTCAAAGCCCGCGACACCATCAAGGCATCGTTGCAAGCCTCCGGCGCCATCTCTGCCGTCACCCGCACCTCCTACGCCAGCCGGGGCAGAAATTGAGTGCTCTCGACAAAGTCATCGGCTACATCAGCCCCTCCGCCGGGCTGCAACGCGCCCGCGCCCGTGCCGCTTTAAGTCTGGTAGAGCGCAGTTATGACGGTGCGAAAACAGGCCGCCGCACCAGCGGCTGGACCACCGGCGGCACCTCGGCAAACTCTGAAATCGCCCCGGCGCTCACCCTGCTGCGCAATCGCTCGCGCGACCTGGTGCGCAATAATCCCTACGCCGCGAAGGCGATCAATTCCCTGGTATCCAACGCCATCGGCACCGGTATCACCCCCACTCTGTCGGATGGTCAAGACCTATGGAAAAAATGGGCCACCGAATGCGATGCCGATGGTCAACTTGACCTCTATGGCCTACAAATGCTCGCCGCCCGTACCATCCGCGAATCGGGCGAATGCCTGGTGCGCCTGCGCTACCGCCTGCCCAGCGATGGCCTTAGCGTGCCGCTGCAGTTGCAGGTGCTGGAGCCGGACTACCTCGATAATTTAAAATATGAAAACCTGCCAAATGGCGGCTGGATACAGCACGGCATTGAATATGACGCCATTGGCCGCCGTGCCGCCTATTGGCTCTACAAACAACACCCCGGCGAGCTCGCCCCCAATCTGAACGGCCTGCTGTCCTACCGCGTGCCCGCAACGGATGTGCTGCACATCTACGAAAAAACCCGCCCCGGCCAATCGCGCGGCGTGCCCGTACTGGCCCCCTCCATGCTCAAAATGCGCGACCTGGATGATTACGAAGAGGCCGAGCTGGTGCGCAAGGGTATCGAGGCATGTTTCGCGGCCTTTGTCAGCACCGATAACGACAACCTGACGATGGGCGATGCCAGCACTGAAACGGGCTCACCCTCACGCCGCCTGGAAAACCTTTCTGCCGGCATGATCCAATACCTCAAGCCCGGCGAAACCGTCCAGTTTGGCGCACCCACCGGCGTGCAAGGTTACAACGAATATATCCGCACCCAGCTGCATGCCATCGCTGCCGGTTGCGGCATCACTTACGAACAGCTTACCGGCGATCTCTCCCAGGTCAACTACAGCTCCATCCGTGCCGGCACCCTTGAGTTTCGCCGCATGGTAGAGCAATGGCAGTGGCTCACCTTCATCCCCATGTTTTGCCAACCCATCATGAAGGCATGGCTGGATTCTGCCGTGCTGGCAGGCAAGCTCAAAAAAGCCGATGTAGAAATTAACTGGACTACCACACGCTTCGACTGGGTAGACCCCGTGCGCGATGTTACCGGCGAGCTGATGGAAATCGCCGCCGGACTCAAGCCCTGGAGCGAAGCCGTGCGCGGACGCGGTTACGATCCAAAATCAAACATCGCAGAGATTGCCGCCGATCAGGAAGCTTTCGCCAAGGCTGGCATCAAGATACAGCTCGACACCCTGCTGGCGCTCGGACTGGGGGCTGACAAAGCCACCCAACCAGACCAAACGGGCAACGCAGCACAAAATACCCAGCAGGCCAAAAAATCCGAGGATGAAGAATATGAGCACCGCTCAATCAAAACCCTGACCGATGCAATCTCGGCCATGTCCATGCGGCAGACCAACATCACCATCAAGCCGCCCAATATCGACATCCGGCAGGGCGACACCCATGTCACCCTGCCCGAAAGCACCATAAAAGTTGAAAACACCATCCAGCCCGCCGAAGTGCGCGCTGGCGATGTGCATGTCACCAGCGCCCCGGCACAAATCGTCATGACCCACCCGACCCGCGCCGTGCAAAAAGTCGAGCGCGACGAAAATCAGGAAATCGTGCAGACAGTGCTGGAGTACGAATTTCCAGATAAGGAATAATTTTTAAGGAGAAATAACATGACAGCAGGCGCATTTGTATTTTCACAAAAAACAAAACTGAATATGTTCGAGGGTGCTACTGCACTTTTAAAAACAGGCTCGGCAAACTATCGCCTTGCACTGGTAAAAAGCACATGGACACCGGCGCCCACTACTGATGAAGTTTGGGCAGATATGTCCGCAAATGAAATCGCAACTGCCGGACAAACTGCTTACGCGGCAGGCGGAGCTGCGCTTACCGC